TATTTCTTGGATTAAAGCAGGAAACTATAGAGAATCTCTTCCTACAGATGTTCCTAATCTATTAGCAATTGGATCAAAAGATCCTAGTAGAGATGATAGCTATTTACCAATTGCTGTAAATGCGGCACCTTTACAAACATTGTACAATAGTGGTAAAGTTACTCAAGTAATTGTACCTACTAACCCAGTTACTTTAGATGCTCACAATGGTGTTGTAGAAACAGTATCTCTTACTACTGCTGGAACAGGGCAAGAAATTTTTACTTTTAATAATACGCATATTACTGGTAGATCAACTGTTCTTTTAACTGTTGAATATTCTGGTACAGGATTTCCAGTAGTTAGTTTTAACACTTTAACTAATGGTTCATTAGTATTAGTAATTACTAATGTTGATGTTGTTGCTGCACTTAATGCTCCTGTATTAATTCATTTTGCTATTATTAACTCATAATAATGTCTGTTGGTAATTTAAAAGATTACGGAAACAAAGGCAATAACTTTCCCTGGCAGTTAAAAATGTTACAGGGGTTAGATGCTATTAATAATAGTATAACTACCAGTAGTATTACAAATGCTAATTCAATGGCTATTGATGCATTTGGTAGGCAAAGAGTTTCTAATCCCCTAACATTATTTGATTCATCTCATAGATATAGTGATAATGGTTTATGGGCAACCTCCACTGCTAGTGGGGGTTCTGCCGTTTTTAGTCCAAATGAGGGATTAGTAAACTTAAATGTTAATACAACAAATGGCTCACAAGTATTAAGAGAAACAACAAAAGTGTTCTCTTACCAACCAGGTAAATCACTTTTAGTACTTAATACTTTTGTAATGGCTCCTGCTCAAAGTAATTTGAGACAAAGAGTTGGTTATTTTGGAACTGATAATGGAATATATATTCAGTTAAATAATAATACTTTAAGCTTTGTTGAAAGAAGTTTAGTAACAGGCTTAGTTACTGAAACTGTGGTAAATCAGTCAGCGTGGAATGTAGATAGTTTAGACGGTACTGGTCCATCAGGTGTAGTATTAGACATTACTAAGGCACAGATAATGTTTATGGATATTGAGTGGTTAGGTGAAGGAACAGTAAGAGTTGGTTTTATTATTGATGGAAACTTTTTACTTTGTCATAAATTTAATCATGCTAATCTCATTCCATCAACATATATAACTACAGCATCTCTTCCACTTAGATATGAAATAACAAACACAGGAGTTACAGCAAATTCAAGTACACTAAAACAAGTATGTTCTACTGTAATATCTGAAGGGGGTTATGAATTAAGAGGTGCCCAACAAGCTGTTGGTACACCTATTACATCACCCACAAGTTTAGCAGTAGCTGGAACTTACTATCCAGTAGTAAGTATAAGACTAAAAACAACACGTTTAGATGGGGTTGTTATTTTAACAGCACTATCAATCATGGGAGTTGCAACTGGTATATATAATTGGCAAGTAATTGCTGCTGGAACAACTACTGGAGGAGCATGGGTTCCTGCATCTGCAACTTCATCTGTTGAATATAATATTACAGGTACTAGTTTTGCTGGAGGAAGAATATTAGCTTCTGGGTTTCTAACATCTTCTGCTCAAGCGTCTGTTAGTTTAGATATTTTAAAAGAAGCACTATTTAGTTTTCAACTTGAAAGAAATTCTTTTACAAGTACTCCTTATGAACTTACTTTAGTTGTTTCAGCAAGTACAAATACTGAATTGATTTATTCATCAATGGATTGGGAGGAAATTAGTAGATAATAAATAAATAGAAATTATGTCAGTAGGTAATTTAAAAGATTATGGAAATAAAGGAAATAATTTTCCATACCAACTAAAAGTTTTACAAGGATTATCATTGGGACAGTGTTCTAATCTTAAAGAATATGATTTAAATGCTCCAACATCTGGAGCATTAAAATTAGCATTGGAAACATTATTTCAATCTTATCCAGAAGCATATTTAGTTTCTAAAAGTGTAATATATGATGGAGCTAACTATACCGCTTTTGTAACACTTGCAAATACATAACAGATAGGTTGTATTTTAAGATGAAAACAACATTAACAAAATTAGTAATATCAGCGGGCTATAGAGACATGGATCATTTTGTAACAAGTGCTTTTCATCCGCATTTGGCTGGAACATGCACAGGTGTTAGTGCAATCTTTGCAAGTATTGCTTATTATTTTAATTCTGTTTTTGGTATTGTTCTTCCAGTAGGTATAGGTATACTAATACTTTTTGTATT